ATTTTCACATGCACAGGCTCCTTCTCCCATTTGCAATCTATTGGATTTTCGATTAGAAGATTCGTTCGTCAAAAGGAGCGATATATCAAATCGCATGATGTATCTGTCAAGCCAACAATAGACAAGGCTTCACAGGAATAACATCCATCTTTTCACGTAAAGATGAAATAGCAACACAGGAGGCGAATCATGGTATTTTGTAGACAAATTGTAGACAAACAAAAACAGAGGGGACGGCGCACGAAACGCTGTCCCCTCTGTTCGTTTATTTGTCACCACTCAGCGACGTTATACATGACCGTCACACCTTTATAGCGTGAACCGTCAAAATGTGCCAGCGCCTCAAACCGCCCCTGCTCATAGCCGATGCTCATCAACGCCTTGCCATCGATGACAGTCGCTCCTGCCTTGATACGATGGTCTTTGCGCAGGTTGATCTTGTATACACCGACCTGATAGTCTTTGTTCTCGGGCTGCGGGGAGACGACCGTCCTATCCGTCTTTTCGAGAGCGGCGGGCGGCAGTGTCTTATCATTATGATTGATGCGCTCCTGCACCTGTGCCGCTGCCCGCTCCACCGTCGGCGCCGTTACTGTGACATGCGTCACGGGCTGTACCTTGCCCTCCTGTGCGCGCTCGACGACTCGGGCAAGCTGCTCTGCCTGTCCCTCTGAGATGCGCAAACGCTCTCGGAGCGTATCGGCGTCCCTCGCCTGCTCCTCGGTCATGATCTGCGCTTGCCTTAGCGCTTCCTGCGTATGCGCGTGGTAGCGGTATGCGAGAGCGACAACAACGGCGAGGACAAAGATGCACAACACGGCGATGATGACTTGCTTTCGTGTGATATTCTCAATCACTGTTTTCACCTCAATTCTGCGCGTACCAGTTCCCTTTTCCTCTGATCTCCGGCAGCAGCGCATAGAGATTCGCCCCTGGGCAGGCGGTCGGCATGAGATCGCGGTGCCCGACGACATGATCCTCGTCGATCGGCAGTCCGTAGTCCGTGCAGAGATTCGCGAGCAGCATTGCAAGGGATTCGATCTGTGCCCCCGTCGGCTCGGCGATCTCGAAATTGCCGCAGACGTGGATCCCGATCGTGTGATTGTTGTGCTCGTATGCGTGTGCGCCGACCGTCCAATGCGGGCGCCCCGCCTCGATCGCGCCACTCTTGCGTATGACATAGTGATAGCCGATGCCCGCCCATCCCTGCGCCCTGTGGCTTGCATGGATCTCTTCTGCGGACAGATCGTCGTCGTACGGATTGCCCGTGTGATGGATGACAATCTGATCCGTCGCCATACGCTTGCTGAGCTCTCCAAAAGACAGCTCCGTGTCCTTGATGTTTACTCTTTGCATTTATGATCCTCCTTTTCTTCCTCGTACTGGTCGGGGATGCCGTTGTTATCGCGATCGATAAACGATTTTGCCAAGAATCCGATGACCGCGATCCATGCTGCAGATGCGATCTCATGTAAGAATGCTCTGAGCTCCACAAGATCAGCTCTCGGCTGCGTGTACCAGTCGTATATCCATGCGCTAACGTAGATGGTACAGCCGATAACGAGCATCGCCGCATACCATACTATGTAACGCATGGCCGCATGACTTTTGGTCATGTTGCGCAGGTACTTTTTGCCTTTCCTGAGCCACTGTGAGACTTTGAGCATCGTCTCACCTTCCTCCGAGCGCCCACGTCAGAATCGACGCAAAGATGCCGACAATCGTTGTACTCGCGCCGATGGCAAAGCACACATCGCGCTTGAAGTCGTCGATCCGCTTGTGCGCGGATTTGAGGGACGATTCGATCGCAGCGATCTGTCTGCCGATACTATGCAGCTCATCTTTGCAGGCCGGGTGCTCCCTCCGAATTACTGTGAGCTGCTCTTCGATTCTTGCGAGCCGCTCGGTTAAAGACTGATCCATATGCGTTCCTTTCATTGCATCAAAATAGCCGCCCAACTGAGCGGCTATCCTGTGTTCCTACATTATCCTTCGCGTGTCGCGAGATATTCCGCGACGTCTTCGCGGTACAGCTCTGGCACGACAGGCTTCTTGTCCTCGTTGTCCTCGTCCGTGATGACCCATTTCCCCGCACGCACGAGCAGTGCATAGACGGGGATCATGTATTTGTACTTCGTCTTGCTCATTTTCCTTCACCCCCTTTCGCGGCTTCGAGGGCGGCGAGTCGTTCTGCGTGCGCCGCTACGGCTTCGGCAAGTGCGACAATGCCCTCGTCTACGGGAGCAGAGGGTGCTTCGTGTGGTTCTTCCTCTTTCGATTCGGGCGGTGCTGCGGGCTTCGGAATCTCCCGATACTCCCATTTCCCGCCGACATAATAGCGGTCATGCCCGTCCTTCTCCTTCGGGGGCTTGACTTCCGTCATATTGCCCGGAATCTGCCATGCACCACTGATTGGACTGCGGTCAGTGTTGTCAAGTATGCGTTCGCCGATGTACTTGCCATCGGCGGCGTAGGCGTAGACTGTCTTTGTTTCCATAGTTGTCTCCTTTTCAGTATTTGATTTGCGCGATAAGAGTAATTGCGGGCGGCTGGACGGTGTCAGACGAGCCGTATATAGCATTGGATTTGGACGCATCAAAATTAAAAACTGGCATATCTGCCCATCCGCCACCGTCTGCTTGCCTCTCACTATGGCTAGTGATATAAAATGCTCCTTCACTCTGAGTAGAGCCTACTTGATACCCTAAAAGATGCCCTGAAAAACCTCCCTTGATATTGGGCAGCCCCGCCTCCACAGACTTGACGCTCTCCCCGCTCTGCAAGACGCGCCCTGTTGCGTTTGGCAAGGTCAGCTTATCTTGTGCGCCGTCATAGACGTACTTGGAGCAATCCTGCGCGTACTGCTCCGCTGTGACTGTCATATTGCTCTCCTGCACCCACGCAAGGAGACGCGGATATTCGCTAGCCTTGACGGTTGCGCCGTTGGCTTTGATGTACCCGTCGCGCAAGGTCGGGCGCAAGATGATGTCTCCTACCCTTGCGCCGTCTCGCACGTCGTCAACAATCCACATCACGGTTCCATCGGTAACGAGTTTACCCGCGGACATTTGTCTCATTTCCGTAGGTTCAGTATTTGAGGTCGTTCCCGCCTTGACACACTCAAGCCTTGCCCACGATGGGAGCGCGCGGCAATATGCAATGTCACCAACTGCGTAGGCAGTGGAGTTGCGGCGCAGATACAATCCGAGGTTCGGGTGAGCGTTAGGGTCGATGTTGTGCTCCTCGAACGTCTTGCGCGTAACATAGGCTTCGTCGCTGATGATCGCCGTCACGTTCTTCGCGCCCGAAACGATGATGTGTACGTCGATGATCTCGCTGTCGATCGGCACCTCTTTACTCGGGATATAGTCGGCAAAGTTGCCCGCGTTCGTGTATGCGTAGAGCTTTGCCTCGCCATCATCGAGCTTCGCAAAGATGCCAATCTCCCGATTCATGAAGCCGTTCGTTACTTCCCGATTACTCACGGCGAAACGCAGCCGCACCTCGCCGTTGCCCTTATCGAGGAAGTTCTGCAGCGGTGCGGACATGACGGAATGTTTTAGTCCCGTTAACGATTCCGTGTCCTCTCCTTCGTTCAGCTGTCCGTCGCCGAGTTCTGCGCGGACAAAAATCAGCTTTGCGTTGCCTTGGCTTTCGCCGATCATCTGCTTTCCTATTTTCGTCAACTGAATTGCCGGAAAATGAGCCATATCAATCACTCCTTATCACTGTTTCTTTTCGCTGTACGACAACGCCGCCCACGTAGAGCCCGCACGGATCAATATCATAACTCCGCGCATTCGCGGCATGTATTTCAAGGCGCATACTCGTTACCACAACGCCGCCCACGTAGAGCGACAGTTCCTTCTCCTCCGTCGAGGATACCTTGATATCAAGATTCGCGGGGACAATCGCCCGCACAAAGCGACGTACCTCTGTCGATTTATGTGGTACGCTGCGCGCCACATCGAGCCAAAGCTCGTAAGAGTTTATTTCCTCCCTTGCATGCACGATACCCGCACCATATGCACCGTCAAGCATCGGCTGTAAGGTGCGTATCGTGTAAGGGAGCGACAAGTTGATCTGCGCGAGGATTCGCTCCCGACGCCGCACAATTCCCACCCCCGGAAGTCGCGGCAAAGAGAGCATATCCTCCCATCGAGCCGCCCCCTGTTCGTCGATGTCGTAGACGAATGTGTTGAGCCCCGCCCCTAAAATCTTCTTAATGAGCAAGTTTAGCTCGGGCTCCAACGCGTCAGCATAGGCGATAAACTCGCGCGCATTCGCGAGTACATCCGGGAAATACCGCCGTACATTGGATTCGCGTAGCGAAAGCATATCACGCAGAGCATCACTCATAGGTTACGCCCCCCAATGCTGCGAGCTCGTCTTTGTCCAAATGGACATTTTCGGCGACACCGTTCAGCGTGAGGCTCTCTACGTCCACGACGCCCGCGATGTCAAGCAAAAGGCTCTCGATTTTTGCTCGCCGAATAATCAGCCCCGTATTGGTAAAAGCGCCGACCGTTACGACCTGCGTGTCCTTCCATCCCTCGTTCAGCTCTGCGAAATAGGCGCTCAATGCCTTTTCGACAACAGGTTTCACCGTGTCAATCGCAACGCCGCCGTTAAGAGTCAGCCGGACGCGCACGGTCACTGCTTTTGCTACAGCGCCTTCTACCGTCACGCGGTGTCCAATCGGCGCGATGCCAACACCCTGTTGCGCATATGGGACGGGATCGAGAATCTCCTGCACCTTCGCAATAAACTCTGATGTCGGTGCGGTGTTCTCCGATGTGCAGAATACGACCTTGACCGTTCCGCCACCGTTCCATACGGGATAGACCTTGACGCCGCCGACGCCTGCGATGGCTCTGACTTTCTCCTTGTAATCGGCGATATTCCCGCCATACGCCTGAGCATCAAAGCTCTTGAGGTAGCGCGCACGGAACGCCTCCGTCTCCTCCTCGTCGCGCCCGGGAATCGTCAGCTCGTTAATTTGTGCCGTCTGTAATCCTGTGACGTATCCGATAGGGACAAGCCTTCCGCTGCTTTTATTCCCCGCTCGCCCTACTTGTTCACAGGTGAGCAGATATGTTCCCGCGCCGAGCTTTTCCGAGACGGCATAGGTCAACTCGTCACACGAGAATCGGCTGCCGATTGATACCTCTACGGCGGCAGGTTCAAATGTGCCCTTGATAACAGCGTTCGTCGCCGCATAAGGTTTCAAGCCGCGTTCGAGAGCGCGCTCAATGAGGAAAGGCCGCTCTGCCGTGTCCCCGAAGGTGTTCTTCAAAAACCAGTCAAGCGCGGCATAGAGCAGTTCAATCTCTATAGCTGCCGATGCCGTCGCATCATAGATGATACTGCCCTCGCGTTTATCGAGCGCGATGCTGACGGCATTGAGCATGCGCCGCCGTACTGCTTCATGCGTTTCCTTCTCATACATTGGCGATTGTCACCTCCTTTTCCATATCAAACGCACCGAAGATCGAGTGCACGACGAATCTGCAAGTCACCGTCCCGCGCCTGTCGTAGTCGAGATCGAAGCTGTCGACCTTATCGATGCGGTCATCAACCAAAAGAGCCTCCTCGATGCGTCGAGGAATCTCCGGCAGAACGTATGGCAGGGGCTTTCCGAACAGGTCGGCCAGTTCCACGCCGTAGTTCCACGAGTAGATGATATGCTTATACCGTTCCGTGTTCAGCACTTTGTAGACAGCCTGTTTGACCGCCTCGACATCGTCTGTAATCCGCCCCTCGATATGTTCGTCATCGATACGCATGCGGTAGGTCGCGGACGGTAGCGGCCGCCCTGTCGTACTCTCTATCGATATGTTATTCGCCTCATCGGGCAACAGCCCCATATCATCACCCCCATTGCCCGTGTACGTCAGAATGCTCAAACACGCGGTTTGCAACGTAGAACAGCTGACCGCCCGCCTGTTGGAACATCACGACCTTCTCACCGGTTTTCAGCCCATTGTATACGATGATCTTCTTTCGTCCGCGGTAGTCGTGATTGTGGCTTTCAAATGCGGGATCGCCGCTCCCTCCTGCGCGATTCTCCGTCACATGATTGACCTCGATATCGACGGCGTAATCGCGGACGTTGTCGGAAAGAATCAGAAAATCGCTGTCGAGAGTATTGCCGCCGACCTCGATTTGGAGCGGAGATTCGGACACAACGACGCCGAGAACGAAGTTCGACAGGCTCATGCCGTCGACCGTCTGCGCAATCATCTTGCGCAGCACGTTCGGCAGCCCGTCATTGATCATTGATGACGCCCCCTTTCAAGGTCAAATCCATGAAGTGCGTTTGATTTGCAAATGTGTGTGTAACCTTCGTGACGAGCATCTTTTGAGCGAGTTCGACGTCGCCAAGCCGCAGTTTGACGTATATCATCGAGCCGGCACGCACGCGCACATCCCCCGCCGCCTGCCGGATAGACAGCTTGCGGCGAACAACGTTATAGAACGCAAGCATCTGGTTTGCCCGCTCCTGCGGATTCTGCACGTCCTTTTGCAGCTTCTCGTAGTATTGCAGGACTCCCCACTGATCTTTTTCCTTGGACTTCGCAAAATCATCGGGCGACATCGGCGCGTAGTATTCTTTGCGTTTCCCTTCGCCCTGCGCATCCTGATCCTCCACAACCAGCTTGATGAGATTGTAGGTGTCTCTGTCGATACTGCTTTCATAGGCGAAGTTTTCCGCCGTTTCGTTGTCAATGAGGATCGGCACAACCATCTTGTCGGGCTTCCCGAGCGTCAACTTGCCGAAATCGTCATAGAGGACATACAGCTCTTTGGTATTGACGAGCGTCACATCAAGCGCATACTGGATGATGTCAAAGAGCGTCGCATTGTCCTCCACCTTCTTGGCGATAACGAATTTCGTATCCTCAAGTTCGCCTATTTTGAGCTGGAAGTACTCGGCTAGGCGCTGAATGACCTGCGTCGCGGTGAGGCCTTTATAGAGCCACGATTCCTTATTCTTGAGATAGCGCAGCTGGTCATACGCAGTAACGCGTATACTGCTGTCTTTATCGCGGCTTTTCACGAAGATAAAGCCGTAAAAAATAGGCGTGTCGCCTACTTTGACCTGAACGACGTCGCCCTCGGAGAATGTAAGCTTTTCATCTTTGTGAATTGCGAAGGTGAACTTCCCCGGCGCACCGCTGATCACCCATTCGATTTTGGCGTCATCGAGCACGGCAGGTGCATAGTATTTGTCCTCCTGCTTGTTGTGGATGATCACCTCAAACAAATTTGACCACCTTGCCCTTCAAGTTCATCTCAAGCGGATTCGTGATGCCGCTCATATTGGCCGCCGCCCGCCAGTCGAGTTTTCCTCCTGCAAGTCCCTCGCAGACCTCCAGCACGGACAGCTCATTCGTAACCGTCATAGCGGCAGGCAGGTCGGCATCAGGCGCATAGCGGTTCTCCTTCACATGCAGCGTCTCTGTGCCGTCCTCGTTCTTTGTGACTTCAACCTCCTTCGTCCCGAAATGCTTGTACTGCTTGAGTACGATGTCTATTTCAACGTCGGTGCCGTTTCCCGCGTCCTCGCCGATCTCATAGTCCTCAATCGTGCATAGCATGTTTGTGTTCCATAGAGGGCGATAATCAGAGCCCATGCGCGTAACGATAAAGCGTGTCGGGCTTCGCTTTTCCTTCGCTGTTTTGAGCGCATCGAGAAACGTCGACGCTTTCTTGAACGAAAACGAATTGCCGAGCAGCCCACCGAGGCGCGGTGCGAATTTACCGACCGCATAATTGACAAGCCCCGATTGGAGGGACGTGTCATAGTTCGCAAACGGATACTTGCTGTTCGGCAGTAGGAAGGAGAAAGAAATCTCGGTTAGTCCCGGGTCTTTGATCAGATTGACCTCGCCCTCGTTGATGAGATTGATCGTCTTGTTCTTCCCCTTTATCTTCGTCGAGAGCTTCGCGGGCGGCACGGGGAGCATCGTACTCCCCAGAAAGAAATAGTAACTCATCTCTGTACCGCCTCCGCTCCATTCTCGACAGATTCGATCAGCACGTCATTCAGACGGCGCATTACACCGTCGAAATCGTTGCCGCCCGTATCGCCCGCCGTCACGCCGCCAACGTCAATATGTACCGTCGCCGTCGTGTACTTGTTGATTGCTTCGCGCTCCGCCGCCTCGCGCAGGAATTTCAAGTCCTCCGCCGTACTGTCGAGGGCATCCGCCGCGCGTTTGGCATGGTCGGCACCTTTCTTTGTATTGTCTGCGGTATCGGCGGTGTTGCTCTCAATATTGTCAAAATCCGGTACGGCTGTTTCTGCCCCCTCCGGCATCTTCAGAATATCCCCGAGATTCGCGCCGATGTTATATCCGAACTGGTATTCATTGGCCACGTCGAGCATCTGAATCGGGTCGACGTGGAACGCGGCGCCTCCTCGAATCTCTTTGCGTTCGACTGTAAAACCGACGTGATCAAATCGCTCATCCATTCCCGGAATCATGTTGATCATATCAATGATCCCGTTGATCGCTTCCTCGATGTACTCCCCGATACCGTTCCAAATATCTATAAAGAGGTTCGCTGTCGCGTTCAGTGGGTCTTGAAAGACGCTCCCGAGGAAGTTCGCAAAGGCGATAAATACATTGATTACGCGCGCAACCATATTGCGGATCTGGGCGAACAGTGCGGCGAACGCACCGAAGATCATCCCTGTTGCGGAGATGCTCGTACCTGCAAAGTGATTGACCGCGGCAACGACCGCGTAGAACACACCGATGAGTAGAACAACTGCGCCGATGATCCACGTGACAGGACAGGCATAAAGCGCCGCATTTAAGCCTTCCTGCGCATACGTGGCGGCAATGCTCGCCGCTACCTCTGCCCACGTCGCGATAGTTTTCAGCCCCATTGCGACAGCTGCCGCGCCGTACTGCACCGCAGAACGCAGCGCCATTAATGCGGAGAATCCGAGCGCCATTCCGACGGCAATCAAGGCGCCCTGCATTACTAGGCTGCGGCTCTCTATGAGGCTTGACACGGTACGAATCCCCGATACAAGTACGCCGATAAACCACTGCACGGCACCAACGACACCCGCGAATATTGGCACAAGCCCGCTGATCCCCGTCTTGATGTCGGCAATCAGCTCTTTCACCTCCGCACTATTCGCGAGGTTCCCGATCGCGTCTGAAATGGGATTCAGCTTTTTCAAGGCATAGTTTTTCAAATCTGTGAAATGGTCGCCCCACTTCTTGGGCATCTGCTCGAATCGCCCGTTGATCTCGTCCATGTTGTCAAGGATGGATCTCTTGATGATGTCCGACGTGATCTTGCCCTCTGTCGAGAGTTTCTTGAGTTCGCCGCGCGTGATGCCCATCGTTTTGGCGATCATGTCCTGCAAAATCGGCGCGTTCTCTGTGATGGAGCGGAACTCATCGCCCTGCAAACGTCCGCTCGCGAGCGCCTGTTGGAGCTGCAGCATTGCCGCTTGCTGGTTTGCCTTTGGCGCACCGCCGATGACAAATAGCTTCTGCATCCCTTCGACAAATTCGACCGTCTTACGCGGATCGGGAAACGCGTCTTTCGCGTTTGTCGACAGGTCGGCAACGGCTTTCGCCATATCCATATACCCGCCGCGCGCCCGCTGCGCCGATTCGTAGATCATCTCATTGAGTGCCGCAACGTTATTTTGTGAGCCCGCAATGAGCGCGAGACGCGCCTTGATGCCCGCGTACTCGTCGGCAAGGGCGACCGTCCCGCGAATCATATCCTGCGCCGACGAGAGTCCGCGCATAAATAAGTCGCTGACGATATTCGCTGCAAACATGCTGCCGAAGAATTTCATCTTTCCCGCGGCACTTTCCGACGCATCGCCGACGCCGCGGATGCCGCCGGACAGCTTCGTCAGTTTGTCCGATACCACGGACGTCGCGCGACTCATCTTTTCGAGCACGGGGCTCACACCGTCGCGCAGCGAGATATAGTTTTGCAGTGTCGCCATAGATAACCTCCTTTCCTATCGTCGTTTGATTTTCGCCGCCTCGCGCTTTTCATGCTGGATGTATTCGTCCATGAGCGCGTAGACAATCGCAAGTTCATTCTCCGGCAGGGAAAAGACCTCATGCGGCAGTTTATGTAGCTTAATCAGCGCGAAATATGCCACATGAGTATCCCAGTCCCCCGCCTTTAGGAGTTTTTTACCCGCTTGATCTTATCGTCCATCCCCGCCTCGAAGTCGCAGACCTGCGCGACAGCGCTGTAGAGGTCGGTGAGCTCACCCGGCGTGAGCATTGCCTTGAGCGTATCCTCTGCACCGATTGTGCCCCAGCTGTCCTGTAGTTCTGCATCGTCGAGGTTCGGATAGACGATGCTCTGGAGCGCCATGTCCATCGCAAACGCTTCGTTGTCGAACTCGGTTTTGAAATCGCGCGTTCCCTTCATTGGCACGCGCTTCGTATGGCGCTTGTGAAGCTTGTCCATCTCGTCATTCGTCAAGACGCGCAGCTTCCATTCGACGGGCTCGCCGTCTACCACGAAACGCGGCGATGCGACATAACCGACCGGCTCCTTCTTGACGACATTCTCCGCGAGAAATGCTTTGAGTGAATCTGCCATTGTGTTATTCCTCCAATCAAAAAGGCGGGATACCCCGCCTCGTTACGCCCTCATGCCGTCGAGTTCCTTAAATTTCTCCGGCACCTTGATTCCTTCAAATGTAAACGCAATCTCATCTTCAAGCCATTTGCCTTCGGCGTCGAACGCCGCGACCGTGATTTTGTCGATGTTGCAGTCGGTGAGAATCACCGTCCGCTTGCCCGCCTCGCTCGTCGGGTCTTCGTTCACGACCTGCAGGTCGAAATACGTGTCTACGCCCTCGTTGAGATACTTCAATATCATATCGTCGAACAGGGACGTGTTTTTGTAAATCGTCAGCGTGCCGCTGCCCTTTCCTCCGACGGACTTGTTCCCTTTGAGCAGCCGCCCGAGGATTGGGACTTCCTCCTTCTCCTTCTCAATCGTTGCTTCAAGGCTCTTTGCCTGGAAGAGCAGCTTGCGCTCGCTCCCGACCGTGATATACGCGCTCGCGAGTTTCGCCGAAATGACGTCCTTCGCGAGCATCGTCCGAATTGCGCTGATTCCTGCCATATGTCAGTCCTCCTTTTTCAGCTGATCAAAATCGTACAATAGAGTTTCTCCATACATGCCGTCGGCTGAATCTCAAACGTCCACAGCACCGACGTCTTTTCCTCGCCCTGCGTCGGAATCGGAAGGTCGGCATCGCGGAAATTCTGAATCGCACGCACCCGCTGATACTCCTCAAGCAGCGCGACGCCGTCTTTCCAGAGCGACAGCCGCCCGTCTGCGTCGTTCTGCGTCTTGCCGAGGTAAATACGGTTGAACAGCCGACTAAGGTCAAGTGCTGCGTTATCGAGTACGCGGATGACTTGATTCAGCGCAAAATCGCGGTTCATCGCCTTGGTAAACTCCGTGAACGTGTTGATGTCCGTCAAGAGACGCGTATCGCCGACGACGTTGCCGCCGACCGCATCCGTGACGTTGTGGAACATCAGCATACCGTCGCGAACTGCCTGTTCAAGCTCGTACTGCTTATAGTTCGTGTTGACCGTATACTCGCCGTCATAGATGGCGTTTGTGCAGCTTGCGTTGATCGCGCAGGACGCTTCCTTGCCGACAAGCCAGTAGACGAGGGAGCCCTTCTCGGCGCCCTTATCCTTGACGTCGTTCTTGACGGAGATAACGCCGTGATAGTTGACCTTCTCCTTGCCGTGGATGACAAGCTGGAACTTCGCACTCGTCGATTCGCGGCAGCGTTTCGTAAAGCTGATGAGAAGCGATTTAATCGTCTCGTCCGCCCCTGCATAACCGATGATGTTGAAGTAGTACGGCTCGATGTGTTCGAGGTAGCTCTGATAGTTCGCCACCGTCACCGCAGAGCCGTTCGTGCCGTCCTTGAGCGGCAGCCCCGCCGTAACGGCGAGCGTCGCGTCCTTTTTGAATACGACATAATAGTTATCCTCAAGGTCTGCGGCAGTCGCTACGGTGCCCTGCTTGTCGACGGTCTTCATAACGCCGTCCGTCGTGAGGTAGGTGTAGACGATGAATTTGCCGGTGTTATCCGGGTCGCTCTGTACGCTGATTGTGATGTCGTTACCGCGCACGCCCGCATACTTCGCCGTGGCAAGCGTGTTCGAGGCTTTCGCCCCGTCTCCGTTGAGACGATAGAAATAGCCCGTCTTGAGGTTCAAAAAGAGCTCCCGCAGCGGACGCATCTTCTCGTGACCGTAGTCGTAGCCAAAAATCGCCTGACAGTTCTTTTGAAACTCCTCCGCCTCGACACGGAACACCGCGCCGCCGACGCCCCAGTCAAGGACGAGGGGCATTGTCCCATATCCGCGGTCGGCGATGTCGGTCATCGCCCGGTCTTTGGAAATAAAATTGATGTACGTTCCCGGCAGTTTCTTGTTCTGAAACAGCCACGTACCGCCGCCTAATGCCATAGTTGCCTCCTTACTCGTTAATGTCCTGCGCTACTGGCTGACTGAGCGCTTTCTTGAGCATCTCGTCAATCTGCGCATGCGTATAGAGCTGACCCTCGTTCAAAAGACAGGTCAAAATGTCCGCGTAGCGCTTATACTTTGCCGACTTGACGATGGTCTGACCGTCAAACGCGGCTTCCTGCTGCGGCTCTGCCGCCGTCTTCTCATCCGCCATGTTTTACGCCTCCTTTTGCGTTTAACGTCTGCATCTTCTCTACGTGCGGACGCTCCTTCAAAACGAACACATTGTACGCGACGAAGAAGTGAAGAATCCCGTCCGTAACGCGATAACTCATCTCCTCCCCGCGCACCTGTGTTCCGTCCTCAAGTGTGATGTATTCGAGCGCCATAAAGAGCACTTCCGCCATTTCGTGAATCTCTTTTCGGCTGTCCGTCACCTCGTCCGCATCGTTGAGGATGTACCAAATATCAAAGCGGTGCTCCTGCATGTACCGGTCGCCCAGCACATGCGCGGAGCTCTGCTCAAGCAGCTTGAGACGGAAACACGGGAACTGCACATTGTTCTTCTTGAAATCCACATAGACGGGATAGCCCGTCAGTGCGTGAAGTTTCGCCCCTAGCCCCTCGATGATGCGGTTAATGTGTGTCATTGCTCCACTGCTCCAAATGTTTGTTGACTACCTTCTCCATAACCGTTTTCGCGCTTTTCTCCGTCGCATCAGCCGCCTTTTCTGCCATGTTCAGCCCATCGACAAAGCCCTTAACGAGGCGTTTTCCGAGAATAGGAACATAGCGCCCCGGTGTCTGCCGGTGTCCGTCGTTGACGTAGGACGCATACGACGCGGAGTTGATCACACCGACCTTGCCGACAGCACCTTCGAACTGCACGCGACCTGCCGACCATGACCGCCGCATGTGCTCGGATTCTGTACGGTAAATTTTTCCGTTGCGCTCCACTTCCTGAAACACGCCGACCGGCGTATTGCGTTTTGCTTCCCGCAAATACACCTGTCCCAAGCGCTTTAGCGTCCGTTTCTTCACGGCGCGCATCGACTGTACGTCCCGCAGCTTCGCGAGCCGTTCGTTAAGCTCCTCAAAGCCGCTGAAATCAATCTCTACGCCTTTACCCACCATGAACACCTCGAATCTCAAGCGGTACCTCTTGATGCGACGCATAAATCGCAGACGCACCCGCGCTCTTAAAACGCAGGACACGCCCGCCGTGCTCGACGTCGATGTCCGCCCCGAGAGGCACGGATATTTCCGGCGCGAGATACAGCGTCACCGACTGCGCAATCACGGGGATGCCGTCTCCCGTTGCCGCCGCCAATCGCTTATACGACAGCCGACAGGGCGCGGGAGACGCGGTAACCTTATGCGTCTCCACAATGCCCGTTTTAGGGTCTACGGTATCTTCTTCCGTGATAATCGTTGCACGGTCGGCGTACATCCATTCAACGGCGCCCCTCGCCTTTACCAGCGCAGTCTGCGGAAGCATAAGAGATCACGCTCCTTTGTCCATACGGCGATGATGGCGTCAAGGCGCTGCTCGGCGCTTTTGCCTCCGAACTCGACCGTTGTGTCGCCCTCTCGGATCGATTTGACGACATCGAGCGCGGCGTCGCCCAAAACAGCCGCCTTACGCAGCTGCAGGAATCGCCCTGCAACCGTCTCATCGAGTATGAGCTCCAACTCTGCGGGCAAATCCGCACAGTTGCAGACATTCAAGATGTGCTGCCGTTCGCTCTGATAGAGGTATTGCAGCAACGCGTCATCTTCCGCTGTGACCGTGTAGCCCGTGCAGCTTTTAATCAGCAGCGCCGCGTTTTCCTGCCCCATCATGCACCGCCTTTACTTATCTTTCTTTGCGTTGCCTTTATCGTCTGCGGCGTTCTTGTCCGCCGATTCCTCGGACAGCGGCGCAGGGACAAAGCCAGAGGCAATCAGCATATCACGCTGCGCCTCGGTCTCCGCATACTGAACCTCGTTCAGTCTTACGAATCGTTCCATAGGTCATATCCTCCTTATGCGCCGGTATTAACCCAAACGGACGCAAGCTTGTTGTTCGGAATCCACAGGTCGTGGAACTTGCGATAATCGAGCTTCCACGCGTCCGCCTTCTGGTTGACATCCGGCGTAAAGATGCGCATCTTGTCCGTTTTGGAGATCGCAATCGGGACACGGCGCGGCAGAATGATCCAGTTGATGGACTTTGCCGCTGCATCGGCCTTGAAACCGCCCTTCTCCTGTCCCGCGGTCTTGCCGTCGTTGAATACGTACGCCGTCTTCATGCGTGCCGAGGGAACGGGGATAATCGGAATCTCGTTGTAGGTGCGCACCTTCGTATCGATTTCCCCTGCCTTAAACTGCGTCACATCGAGATAACGCTGGATGTTCTTCGCGCCGTTCAGCACCGTGCGAACAGGCGTCGACATGATGATGACAAGCCCCTCGTTATCGCCGACGATGTCCTGAATCTTCGTGATCTCGGCATCCAGCGCGTCAAGGATATTGTCCTTGTCTGGCGTAAAGCTCGCCGTCTCATGCGATGCGCCCTTTGCGAGTGCCGCGATCCGCGAATAACGGTAGGCGTCCACCTCGGGGATTACCTGCAGGCGCTGGAACTCGCCCATGACGTTGCCGGCCGAGGCGATGAAATTACTCTCATCCACATCCATGGAGTCGAGATGGAACGTACGACCGCGATCCTGCGTGAGCTTGTAGTCACGGTAGGACAGCGTCACAGCGCCCTGATTGAAGCCGTTGTCACGGTCATACTGTGCCATGCCCGTGGTCGAAATCTCGGGCATGCGTACGGTATCGCCGCCCGTATACTTCACGTTGCCTGCATTCGCTTCCATCCAGCCGGACGTCGCCCCGACAAGCATCTGCTTATCGAGCTCCTTCTGGAAGATTTTCGCCATTTCAAGCGTATTGATTGCCATATGATTTTACCTCCTCTTAAATACCAAGCGCCTGCCCAAACTGCTGCGCAATCGTTAAAGTTTCTCCCTGTGCCCCCGCGCTGCTCCCCGGCTTCAAGCCGTCGATCTGCGGCGTCGGATTCGCCTCCTCGAAAAGATATGCGTCCGATTCCTTGATTTTCTTGAGCTGGTCGTCGAGCCCCTTAATCGTCTCGCCGTCACGCTTGAGAGTAGACGTATCGAGCAGGGCTTTCACTGCGGCGGTGTTTTTCGCCTTGCTTCCGACGAGCGTCTTCTCGAGCAGCGCGTCAAACTGCATCTGTTCAAGTTTTGCGGCATGCTCCTTTTCACGCGCCTCACCCGCAGCTTTCATTTCCTCCAGCTGCTTGACAAGCTCGGCATTGTCTTTGTGATCCTTCTTGAGCTTCTCCAGCTCGCTCTTGACCGTTTTGCTTTCCTCCCTTGCGGTCTTGAGTTCTTCGTCCCTCTCGGCAAGCTTGCTCTTGTCTACGTAGTTTTTCTCGTAGTCCTCGGCAATCTTCGCCGCCTGCTCATCGGTCAGCCCGAGAGCTTTGAGTTCCTCCTTCGTCATTGTATGACCTCCTTTGAATATAAATGCCCTGCCGTCAAGCACGGAGGGCATGAAAAAACCGCTTACGGATGCAAGCGGTTTAACTCGTATTAGATTTTCTTGTCCGGGTCTAGCCCTTTGTATTTCTCTTCGATTTCAGCAACTTCGCGCTCGTATTCCTCTTGTTTAACGAAGCCTCTACGAAGCCTGAATGCCGCAACTTCCAGCTCATCATTTTTTGATACACCAACGTATTCCCCCGGTATCACCGCAGGAGGGTCTGTCCAGCGCCTATCCGCGAAAGGTTGTTTCTCACTCATCGGATATCTCCTCTAAATAGATATGATACTGTCTCCCAACTGATTTCACGCTTTTAACCCTAAATCGGCTATCCCGCAGGTACAAAACTTCCTGCTCACCGGTGTTGATATCCCGTATATCACGCCCATGCTTCGCATTGAGAACAAACAGCTGCACCTGTCCAGCAGGGTTATACTGTTCATCCTTTGCGGTCATGGACGTATAAGCCGGATATTTAACCGTTTGCCCTACCGGATGCTGTGCAAGAAATTCCTGCACGGCATCATCTCCGTAAAAAGTGAGGCTCCGTGACAGGTCTCCTCGATAGGCCTTCACCTTATTAAGGGCTCTATCGAGGGTCGCTGTCCACTCTGTTTCATCAGTCGTAAGAGGCATTCGGTTTCGTATCTTCTCATTTAGCCTGTACGCATCGCTCCCGATGTATCTGAGTACAGCCCCTTCCTCTGCACGCGTCAAAGGCTCTCTCACATATTGATTATACCACTTCTCGTAGGTCAAGTCACCCTCCACGAATACTGTTTTCCCTGTATCGGGGTCACGCGCGGCGCGTGTTGTCTCGATATCCGCTCCCTCGAGTTCTTCAAGGTACGGCACCGTCGTCGTGCGGCAGTGACAATGAAACGGCGGCATGGTTACGCCGGGCTTTGCGTCCTTGACCGCAAACACTTTGCCGTCCAGCTTTCGGCAGATGCGGCTTGTCTTGCGATCGAGCACCGCGAGAATCTGATATTGTTCGACGTCGAGCTCCTTATAGCAGTCAAACGCTGCCTTTTCCTGCACATACGCGGTTTCGGTCTCTATGAGGCGCCGCGCGTTGAAGAACGATGTGTTCATACGCTTGGCGATACCTTCGGCAATTGCCGTTGTACCGCCGCCCGTCATAAGTGCATGCGTGAGGTCGAGATGAAGATTTTGAATCAGCTGATCCTTATTTTCCCATATGCGGCTTGAAAAATCCTTGCCATCGGGCGCCCACGGCTTTGAAATCGCCGTGTCGATCTGCTCCTGCCCAATCTGCCGAAAGGGCGAAAAACCTTTCATCTGCTGCGTCTCGTACGCCGTCCTATAGTAACTGTCCCCGTAGACGTTCGCAAGCAGATCGGTTAGGTCAATATTTTGCTGATTCGCCAGCATCTCAATGTGATGCGCCGTCTGAATGTAAATCTGCTGACTGCGGTCAAGCCGCGCGCGTATCGACGCTTGTTCGAGCATCTTTTGATATCGCTCCGGCAGCCCCTTCTTTTTGGCGAGCGTGACGTAATGCTCGAGTTTCGGCTTGAAGGCTTTCATTTCACGCGCGTCGAGCTGCTTTTGTGCATCGGCAAGGGACAGCCCGTTTTCGTCAGCATATCTCACATACCAATCGACAACGTCTTTGCGAAGCTTTTCCAGCACCTCTTGATACATACGGGCAGTGCCCGCGGTAAGCGTGTCAGCCTTCGCCATCTCACGGCGTTTCAGCCGTTCGAATCGGTCGCTCCAGTACTGTTCATTCTTCATCATGCGATTCACCGCCCGGATTTGCATAGTCGCCTATGCCCGCTTCCTGCTCCTCCTGTTTCAGGCGTTTCAACTCCTCCGCAGTGTCCTTCGTCCACGGATGATTGGCGACGATGGTCTCCTTGCTGATGATACCCACCGACGCACGGCAGTCGTTAATGACCTCGGATTCGTTGACAGGTGTGTCGCGATTGAAGATAAATTCGACATCGCCGCTGTCCTGTCCACGCATGCCGAGATACACGCGCACAAACCACATCAACTGTTGCAGCGCGGCTTGAAACTCGAGTTCCATGCCGTCAGCGTCAAGGTCGATGTCGCTGTAGATCGAGCGGATGTTCATCTGATTCGGCTGATTGGACATGCGCTCGTCTTTAGCGTCAAAGCCACGCCCGTTCTCAATGATCGCGCGCCGCAGCATCTTGACGATTGCCTCGTAATTGGCGGCATTGACTTCAACCGTCAGTGTCTTCACGCCGCCGCGCCCGCTGTCGCTGTCCGTGCGTACTTTGACCGCGCCGTAAGCGATGAGGTTGCGGCGAAAATCTGCAAGATTCTCACCGTCGTAGTTCTCGATGACAAGAATCGTATGCCGTACGTCCTCCTGCATGTTGTCGGCAAAGTTGCTGACGAGCGTATTGAGCGCATCCTGCAAGCACTTGACACGGCAGATGAGAGGAATCTCTTTCGCATTGTACTTAAACGCGACCAGAGGGACGCGCTCCCAGTTCATGGGCTGCCCGTCATACGTGATGTAGCTCTCCGGCTCCTGTGTATCCGCTACGAGCTGCTGTGCATCCGTCCATATGTAGCGCCGTACTCCGTCCGTCGTGTAGTGCTCGGCACGCCATATTATTTTAGGCTGCTCGCCCTCGTAGACGTACGTCGGATAGATTCGCAGGAACGAATCGAGTTCCTCATGGTCTTCGTCCCGCCAAAACGGTAATATCTCCTCGGGATTGAACCGCTTGAACTTCAAAATGCCATCCGACACATACGGATGCAGATAACCAATGCCCGCTGTCATGCTGTCCGAGCCTGTATTGCGCAAACGGCGGTGAAACGTCGTGTCGAACACGGGGCGAAGCGCCTCTTTGAATGCCTCGTCCTCCGTCTTGACCTCAATCAGCTTCGAGAGCAGATAGTTGACCTTCTGGTCGACCAGCTCCGCAAAGCGGTTGTCACACAGCCGACTGTTCGGCAGATTCGTCACGGTACGCTCTCTGCCGCCCTCGCCGATGGCCGTGCGCTGCTTATCGCAGATGTCCTGCATGCCGTCATAGTAGCGCCTGCCCGTCAGCATGTTCTCGCGCTTCTTCGATGCGAGCCATGCGCGAATCTCAAGCTCGAGAAACTCGGTCTCTGTAATTCCGCTGCTGCGCGTCCAACGGATCAACCCGCGGAAAAAGTCTCGTATGCTTGGTAGACTAAACATGAAATCACCTCCTTTACTGGAAACTGTATGTATCGCCGCGGCCGATCTTCTCGGCGATGCCTGTCAGTGCATCGGGCGCGTCGTCGTGCTTGTTCTTGCCCTCGCGCTGGTACTTCATGAGCGCGTCGTAAAACTCCGGCCAACGGTCACGCCAGTTCGCAGGGAAATAGATGTGCTCCATACACCACGTTGCATTGGACAGGATACGCGCCGCCTTGTTCCTTGACTGATGGAACGGTCGGATGACCGTCTGATTGCCTGCGTGTGTCTCCCGCAAATGACGCTCCACCGACCGAGCAAATCCGCGCCCGCCCGAATTGGATTCGATGTCGGCGACGTTCACGCGATCGTCTGCAAGCATACGCGCTGCGGCAGGCTCTGTGACCTCCATCGGCTCTTTCGTATAGAGGACACTCAGCACATAGGCCTCGTGATTGTAGACGCCGTAGTTGATGCTGCAAAGATAATCCTCGCCCGTATCGGCCGTATCGGTGTAGTTCTTGACCGCCGTAAAGAGCGGATGCCCCGCGTCGTCGCGCGGTACGTCTGCATAGGTCTTGAAGTCGCTGTAGAGACGCCCCTTGATGTCAATCGGCTCTTGCTGATAGTTCGCAGAGGCAATATCGGCGCCCATGGCACGGACTTTGTCATCGTACGACTTACGCGAGAGGACTTCATCGCACAGCATTGTTCCGTCGTCTTGCAAAGCCTTCATAGAGATGTGCCGAATACGACGGTCTTTGAATTCCTCAAGCACTCTGCCCGCGAGATCATCCGATGCCCAGCGCGTCATGATGACGATGATCTTGCCGCCCTCCTCAAGACGCGACAGCATGGTATTCGTGAACCAGTCCCAATGCTTTTCTTTGACCGTCTCGTTATATGCCTCTTCCGCGTTCTTGATGAGGTCGTCGATGATCATCAGCGAGCAGCCGAAGCCCGTCGCTGTGCCCGTTGGGGATGTCGCAAGATAGCTGTTATACCCTCCCGCAAGGCTCCATAGATTCATCGCCGCATCGCCCGCCTTGATCGTGACACCCGGAAAGATGTCACTATAGACAATACGTGCTGCATCCGCCTTGATCTCCTGGATGCTATTACGGACGTTCTTCGAGAACACCGTTGACAGCGTCTCGTTATACGATCCTGTCATGATCTTCTCTTTCGGACTCCTACCGAGAATCCACTCAACGAAAAGCCCCGCTGTGCGGCTCTTGCCGTGGCGTGGTGGCTCGTTGATGACAAGCACCTCGTCCTCACCCTCGTAGAACGCTTGAAGCGCATCGCACATGTCTTTGAGATATTGACGCTCCGGCTTGTAGAAGTCGGGGGCTTTGAGGCGGCAATAAAAAAAGAACTCGCGTCGCGCAAGCTCCAACATCGCTTGATACCGTATGCTATCCATCGCGAATCAACTGCCGCAGCTCGTCCGTCGAGAGCCCTGCAAAGGGATTCTCCGTGACCGTGGCTTTGATGTCAAGTTTATCGTTGAACATTCCAATGTGCCTCCCCAGCAGTTCAAGCGCCTTGATTTTGTCATGCAGTTTGATTTCAACCCCGTTGGCCCCTTGTTTGATGCTTGCAATCGCCGCGCGCTGATCAGTAGAAAGCTCAGCGGTCTCCTTGTGCACAGCCAACTCGATCGGAACCTTTACTTCGCCCCTGTTGATTATCCGGGTCTCAACGCCCACATAGTCCGTTGCATCCGCAAAGGCAACGCGTGCAAGCTCCATGACAACACGCTCCTGCGTCACCTCTGTACGCCGTTGGAGGTCTTTTTGACGACGTGCGATCTCAGCTTGGATATTAACATTTCTTAACAGCCTTGCTGCAGCTGCCGCCGCTGTCTTAGGACTATATCCCGCACGAATTGCCGCCTGCGTCGCGTTGAAATCAACCAGGTATTCATCTACAAATCGTACCTGCTTTGGTGTCAGTTTCACATCGTCACCTCCTTACTTATAAAGAATCCGGATATTTTACATCTCCCACAAACGAAGTGTAAAAAATCGGAGAAATTTATATCTCACTCATTTCGGTTCCAGATTCTCCACACGACGTTGAAACGCAACAAGTGTTTTTGCCATTCGTTCAATCAATCGCTCCCAGAGATCATGTCGCAGAGGGTCATCCTCTGGCTCAAACGGAGCAAAAGATAAATGCAGGAGCTCATGAACAAGGACTTTTTCTACGTCATACTGAAACGTGAAATCATATGGGACTTTGGGGTCGAGCAAGCGAATAAGCGCCTCGCCTTTCGCGAGTTCGACAAAACATTCACCTTCTCGATCTGGTTCACTCAGCTCATCTGGTCGCCCAAGGTTTACGCGCACATCCCAGTCGTTGAGCTTTAGAATTTCCTGCCATCTCTTACATAACTCGTTAATCTGACTATCGTTTCTCATAAAGGGCCTCTCTTTTCTCAATAGAAAAGCCGCCTCGATTGAGACGGCTATCCGTAAGGTATAGGAGGAGAGATCAATAGTTTTTGGTCATCCCCAAAATATCCACGCTATCATTTTAGCACCGAAAAACAGCTTTATGGGAGGGGTCTATTTAATTTTTTCTGCTCCAATTTTAGATACGCTTCGACCACGCGGTCAACGATATACCGCCACGTTTCCTTGAGCACGTTCTCACTCACGAAAAACTCAGAGTTTAGAAATCTTTCCCGCATCGTCTCGCAGTACATCATCTGCGTGCGTACCAGCCATGCCCTGCGTCCTCTCCCTGCCTTGTCGCGCGATGCCTTACGACGCGCATCGAGAAATATCCGCTTGCGCTCCGAGAGCCCTCGCTCGACAAACTCCACCGCACGCAGCCATGTGTAGGTGGGATACGTCTCATCAAACTTCACGCCGCGCAGAGCCTCCGTCTCCGTTGGATGTCCCGGCAGATTCCCGCCCCCTTGCGCAGGTGTGCCCCGTACATACTCCTCGCGTTGTAGGCGATATGTTTTCAGTTCCTCCGCATAGTTCAGCAGTATCGATTCTGCGCGCTTGCGGTCTTGTCTGATCTCGTCCGCGATCTGCAGAGCCGTATCATTCTCCAACAAGGCTATACCCCCTATCCCTCACTCGCCCTTTGCACTCCGCTTGGCAAGCGCGTCGATCAGCTCCTGCCGAAATTGCGTCTGCACATCAAGGTCAATCGAATTGATTTCCCGCTCATTTCTCCAACACTCCTCAATCTCGCTGACCATTCTCTGCAAATAAAAATCATCAAATTTATCCACGCGCTTTGTTACGAGCCCGGCAACTTTCGAGAGCGCGCAGGTCTGACGTGGAAGCCCATAGCGGAACGCAAATAAATATAACAGTTGCTCGTCAGGTGTGAGTTTTGCCATTGTTCTCCTCCTATACCTGCCGCCCTGTTTCGAGGTCATACTCTTTGCAGTCCGTGCCATAAGCGATGGATTTCTCATATCCGTGCTTATCCGCCCACTCTTGAAAAGCTTTTGTAAGCATATCTTCCAGCTCATCGAGGGCGGATTGTTCAGGACACTCAAGATAGTCCTCGTCAAGACCTTCTTCGCCCATTTGGCGTCGCATATCTTCAATGACTTCTTCGCCCCTCACGCAAAACTCAAGCAGCTCCTCTTTCCAGATGTAGACAGTTTCTTCTTCGTCTGCGTTTCTCCTCGCGTCCTCTAACGCCTCCTCAATGCTGGAAAAATAAGACTGCGCCCGCTCTCCCTCTTCGTTGAAGCTATACAAATACAGTTCCTCAGGCATTCTATTCACCTCCTCAAAACGGAATGTCATCATCGGGTACGGGTGTCCCCGCGAACTCTTTAACATTGCTTAACTGTTGCCCGCCTTTGCTATCGCAGAACTCCATGCTCTGGACGACAACCTCCGTCACATAGCGTTTCGTTCCATCGTTGGCATCGTAGCTTCGAGTCTGGATGCGCCCCTCCACTGCGATCTTCTTGCCTTTTGTGCAATGATTTCCAATGATCTCCGCCGTCTTTTCCCACGCTACACACTGAATGAAGTCCGCCTGTTGATTTCCATCCCCGCTCCTGCGACGGTCAATCGCCAGCGTGAAGTTTGTGCAGGCCTTCCCGCTCTGTGTGTATCGCACCTCTGGATCGCGTGTCAGTCGACCGATGCCTACCCAGTGATTCATTTCTGTTCCTCCTTAAAAAGCAGCTCTGGATTATCCCAGCGATTTCCGACAACTTCCCCTCCCATCCCCCAAATAGAGGTACAAAAGGGAACAACGCCAGCACCTTCCTCAAAACCACCCCATTGGCCGCCACCAAAAGCACAGATCACGTTTCCGTAACCGTACACATGGACAATATCACCCTCAAAAATCCGCTTTCCATTACTATCCATAAGCCCTGTATATTCACAGATGGTATCCGGGTTGATCTGCCACGTGTTATGATTCTCGTCTTGAATTACATCAACGGACGCTTCAGCCATCTCTATATCCACAAACATATACGCGAGCCGCCCATAGTGCCACTCGCCTTCTTTGTCCTTGCCGCGAAACAGAATAGTCCTCATTCGATCCTCTCCTCCTCTGGAAATTTCATAAAGCACATCCATATCGCTTTGCCTCGCCGATTCCCGAACAGTGGCCGCACAGGAAGAAGTTTCAGAACGTCCGCCGTGCTGATCTTCGCTCCACTTGAAGATCAGCACACCGTACGGATGCAAGACACGCATGCACTCCTCGAATCCTCTGCGCAAATCATCCTGCCATGTGCTTTCGAGCACACCGTACTTGATGCCGAGCCATGAACTCTTTCCGGCTCTGCACAGGTGCGGCGGGTCGAATACGACAAGTCGGAAGCTCTCGTCTGGAAATGGTATCTCTCGGAAGTCTGCAATCAGATCAGGTTTAACCTCGAATCTGCGTCCATCGCACAGGGGTTTGGCGAAGCTGCGGTTATCCATGAACACGGCCGCCGGATGCTCCTTGTCGAACCAGAACATCCGAGAGCCGCAGCATGCGTCAAGTATCTGTTTCACGGCTTGTACACTTCCTTCTCAAGGTCGTCATCTTCATAACCTTGCTCTACCATCACCCACGCCATCATGCAACGCATCGACGCATTCACAAGATGCTCCTCACTTGTGTCGCCTTTGAGATAGAGCGACAGATGCCGCAGTGCTCTTGCTGCGTGTTCTACCGCGGGAATCTCCTGCCACGTCTCGCCCGGATGCTTTCTTGCTCCTGCCGTGAGACCTGTTGCAACCTTATCGAGCCATCCGCAATCAATGTAGCGGTACTCGTTTTTCTCCTCGTCCTGTGGATATTTCTGTTCTGCCATTTCTCTCATGCCTCCTTCGTCTCTTCAACAATCCTACGTATCACATAATCCGCGCACGGCTGCGCCATGCCGTTGCCGAGTGCTTTATAACGGGCTGTGTCGCTCCCGCCTTCGGTATAGCCGTCGGGGAGTCCCTGCAACCGTTCGCATTCGGTTGGTGTGAGGCGGCGCACGATGGAGTATGATAGCGCGAGGTTTTCGCTACCCCCGCCATATGCGCCCCCCGATGCACGCAGAGTTGCGACTTTTCCCGCTTCGTATTCGCTATAGGACTTCGCTCCGTAGATGGTGGCGACCGCATGACGGTCAACCGTGTTCAGCGTATAGGATGTTTCCTCGAGCACGCCCTTCCCGTTACCGCCGTTCTCAATCTTTCGGCCAATGGTGTTCCCGGCGATGCAGAAAGTGTGTACCACGGGGACTTGATTCCCGCCTGTTCCCATGCGTGCGTTGAGTGTCGGGACAACGCCATCTTTTACGGGGCGCATGACCTCATCCGCGTGCGTCATGTCGTAGATTGCGACGTACATCGGATACTCTGCGATGAGTGTCGGTACACCTTCTTTTGTGTAGCTGATGCCGCCAGTGGACGGTCCCGCTTTCCCGTTGAATCCCGCCGCCATCACGCCAAGCCGATTACTTGTTGTAATTGGTGGTACACCGTCCGCAATCACTGGCGCACTGCTCGCTATACTTGCCCGTGTGTCAAATCCATATACACCGCTTGTCGCTCGAGCGCAATTCTCAGCTCCTCGGGTAACTTCTTCCCCCGTTCCTGTGCCCGCCGCAGAATCCCCCTGCACGCCCTCGGGCTCAAATAGTATTTCTCCGGCACATCTTCCATCGGCTGCAAAATCCGCGACAAGGAAGATTCGCTTTCTTCGTTGGGGTACTCCCCAATATTGTGCGTCCAATACCCTCCATGCGATTTCAGCCCCCGGGCATTGCACCAGTCCAGCGGTAGCCCATCGATTACCTTGAGGCATTGGAATTTTACTTTCTCCGATTTCTTCGAGCACGGCTTGAAAATCCATCCCCCTGTTGGATGAAAAAGCACCTGGGACGTTCTCCCAGACAAAGAACCGAGGATACCGCCCCCCCGTGCGTATTCGCATTCCTCGAACAAGCTCAACTGCTGTTCGGAATAAGCCACTGCGTTCACCGTCCAGCCCCTTTCTTTTTCCCGCGATTGATAGGTCTTGACACGGACTGCCAGCGCAGATGATGTCCACAGGCTCTATCTCGTCGGGGTTGATCTGCGTAATGTCCCCGAGCTGCTTCACGTCGGGGAAGTGCCGCGCCGTCACAGAGCACGGAAACGGCTCAATCTCGCTTGCCCACACAGGTGTTACCCCTGCATGACGCGCCGCAAGGAGCCACCCGCCGATTCCATCAAACAGACTGCCGAGCGTCATACACAAATTCCTCAATACATTCAAGTATGCGATCCTCCGAAGGACGGATTCCGCACTTGGAGTAGACGACCGCCCCGCTTTCGAGATTTCGGATATCGCACATATAGCCGTATGTATTGTTGTTCTGCATACAGGCTTCATATGCGTTCCCGTTGTGCTCGAAACAGCACTCGAATATGTTGTCTGCCCCGCCCGTCTCGTATTCTTCGAACGATATGACCCGATATCCCATTACCGCACCTCCCGAAACATCAGCCCCGTCCCCAATATCTTGTGCAGGAACAGCTTCTTCCGCAGTATGTAGTCACGCGTCTTCATGCCCTTTACCTCGACGACCTCAGTATGCCCGTCCGCGTACCGCACGAGGAAATCGGGCGTGTAAGTAATCGGGAGCTGCTTGTACCCTGCGTTGTCCACGAACCCCTCAAGGAGCTCAAAGGACGGTTGCAGCGTGATTGATACCACCTCGCCCCGACGCTTGAGGTCGATCAGTTCGAGGTAATATTCTGCCTCACGTTTGCTGTCAAATGTGCGCCCGTATACCGTTGTTTTCTTCGCTCCGTACTTGTTCGACTTGCGCCGTGTGTGCGATATCATACCGTGTGCCTTTCTGTGTTGCGGTCAACGATGGCGTTGACGATCTTTTCTATCCGCTCATAAGCAGCCCCGACACTTTCCCCGATCCGCTCAAGTTCGCGAATTTCGATGGCGTTTACCTGTCCGCTGTAATCGAGGGAGACACACCGCGTAAACTCCTTGATTTTTAATCCCGCACGCAAGACGTAGTTGACTCGCATCAGAAGCTCCGCGTTTTGTCGGCGCAATTTCTCCCGGCGTTTTTGTATCATACGCCGTTTTTCTTCCTCCTTGCGCGCGTTCCATAGCTGCGTCTGCTTTCTATGCCGCGCAAGTTCTTTTTCGCTCATCATTCGAACGGTGCGAAATCCGTCCCTGTCAGCGTTTCCGATCGCCATCCGCGCGGTCGGATCGCTCTTTTTGCAAGGTGTGTATTCGTCCATCAGCTTACCTCCTTCATCCGCCAGTCAACTGCATCCATGCGGATCGGCTCACACATGCCATAGATGCGGCTCACGATGCGCTCCCCCGCAACGCTGTCTCCCGTCTGCGGGTCTTTCAAGTGCTCGACAAGCTCCTTGCCGCCATAGTTCGACGTGATCAAGGTCGGGAGACATTCGTTATATCGGTGATTCACGATCCCGAATAGTTCCTCTCCGACCCACGAGGACATTTTTTCCGCACCGAGGTCATCAAGTATCAGCATCCGCGCCGTTCGTATCGCTCGCGTAATCTCCTCCGTACCACCTTTGCCGAATGTCGCCTTGATGTCGGCGAGCAAATCCGGCACAGAAGAAAACAGGACACTCTTGCCGGCCTTTGCCCGTTCGTTGGCGATGATTGCCGCGAGCATTGTTTTCCCCGCACCGCGAACACCGTGCAGAAACAGACCGCCGCTCTCTGCCGTCACCATCCACCGCGCAGCATTCACGGCAGAACGGTTCGCCGCCGTCACGTGATAGTCCGCAAACGTCGTATCTTTGTAGCGATACGGCACCTTTGCCGCTTGGAATAGGCGCTCTATCCGCACCTGTTCACGACGTCTCTTTTCATGCTCGCAGACGCCATAACAGACGCCGAATTGACCGCCCTCATCCGTGATTGAGGGAATCATCCCTTGAGACGATCCCGTCTTATGACACTCCCCCGAACACGCCGCGCACTCATCCCGTTCGGCTTCGATCCGCACAATCTCCTCCCGGTGACGCTCGATCTCCTCCGCCGTCAGGTTGTACGTCCCACGGACGGGGCGCAGACTCTTTATAACGCTCAAAGGCTTCGAGCTGTTCGAGCCACGCATCGTGTTCAGCCGCTCGATCAGCCGCTCCATGTTGGGCGCTGCATGTTCCAGCATCGCTTGCCGCTCCTTTCCTGTTGTCATAGTTTCCTTCTTGGATTTTCGCGAAATTCGCGGGCTTTAGAATCCAGTCAAAGGTTGCCCGCCAGTCTTTTTTGCGTCCCGTGAGAAAGTCACTCGCTTCGACACGGCTGAGAAAGGCGTCCCATGCCGTCATATCCTCTCCGAGTTCCTTCCACACCCTTCTGAGCGCCGCTTCCCTCCCTGCCGTAAGTTTCTGTGGAGCAGGGAGGGACGGACATCGCTCACGCGCGCGCTCCATGAGCACTCCGTAAGGAGTGCGAATAGTATTCTTTGTTTTCGTTACTCCTGTTTTAGATACGTTTTTATATGCTATCAATTTTTGCATGTTATCTTGGGGTTTATCATGCAAATTTTGCACGTTATCCGTACTTTTATCATGCAAATTTTGATGGTTATTTTCTAAGCTATCAGTTTTTGCATGCAATTTTTGCATGTTATCTTGGGGTTTATCATGCAAATTTTGTACGTTATCCGTCGGCATAGAGAGCGGGATGATATGATATTCGGACGGTGTTTTATGACCGCCGACACGAACATCGATAAATCCCTTCTCCTGCAACTCCTTCTTTGCCTGCCGAACAGTGTTGATTGATAGGTTCGTGAGTGTTGCAAGCTGCGTATCCGTCGCTCTGAACCACTCTGCCCAATGCAGCGTATTGTTGAGCCCGAATAGATGCAGATAGAGCGCATAGGCAGACGCGCACAAGGACTTTTCCGTTGTGCGTGCGACGAATGCGTTCATCTGCCGTATGTAGTCCATGCGCGTCCCCTCTCCTTATGCTTCCTCTGCCGCCTCATCCGGACGCAAGTCGTCCTCAGGATCACAATATCGCCCTTTGATGTCCTGCTCAGCCCACCATTCACGACTTCGGTCTTCATACTCCACGAGATACCCGATATATGCCTCGAAATCGTTAGTTTCGCATTCCTCAACCGCAACAACAGTGCCGCAGACACCTTCAAGGTCGTTGTATTGTACCTCGTCACCGACTTTATATTTTGGATTAAGCTCAAAATCCATCTTTGCTACTCCTTCCTCAGCTTGTAGACTGTCGCGATCCGCTCGTCTACCTTGACAGGCTCGATGACGTACCGCCGCAAAAAGTCCTCCTGCCCGATGCTGTGAATCTCCGTATGATGCTCCCTACACAGGGGAAGCGCTCGCATCCCAATGTGACATATCTCTTTGCGGTTGCGCCCCATGCCGACCACGCTGCCGTTGCAGTGGTGCAGTTCCGCTTTTCTTCCACACACAGCACACCGCTTGTTCATGAGGCACGCCCACACATAGCGCGGAATGTCCTCTGAGAGCTGATACAACGGCTCTCCTACATCAACCCCATGCAAGAGGCAGAAGTCGATGAGGTACGTGATAAACAGCCGTGCGGTCGTCATGTCGCAGTCAGACAGTGAGAATGTCCGTCGTAGTGTCTCCGCCTCGCCAACAAACATCAGCTTTAGCATTTCCTTCATCGCCTCAATCGGAGTGTAGCCCCACCATGCGGCGATGTAGGAGATGAGGACGTACGCCTTGCGCCGTTGTTTTGCACTGATACGACGCTTGTCAACGAACTCCACGCCAACACTCTCATGACAGCCATCAGGCTTCCTTTGTCCCGCAGGATAGGGGACGTAAACCATTGCACCCTCATCCGCTTCCTTGACAACGTGGCCGACGAGTATCATGCGATATAAACCTCTGCGCCTGTTTCCTGCTGCACCAGCTTCTTGAACCGCTCCGCATCGCTGTTATTATCCGAGAGATGCAGGAGATAAATCTGCCGCACCTTCGTCATGTCATTTGCCCGCAGGAGGTCAATCAGCGTGTCAATGCTCATGTGCGTTCCTGCGACGCGTTCGGCAAGTGAGAAGGGGATCTTCTCATCTCTCACGTTGCCGAGCATGATGTCCTCGTCGTAGTTCGCCTCGATCATGATGTGGGTCAATCCGGAAAATGTGTATTTGACATACGCACTGTCGGTGATGTAGACGAGCTTTTCGCCCGTCGCTGCCGATGTGACCTGATACCCGTAGCACGGAACGTCATGCTCCGCCTCGAATGGAAGGATGCGGAAGGTCCCGATGGTATGTTCCTTGAGGGCGGTGAGTTCCTGCACGCCTTCATACATCCCCGCAACGTCAGCGTTGCTGTAGACCGCAATCCCCCGTGCAATGAGTTTCGGGATTGCCGCCGCGTGGTCGCCGTGTCGGTGTGTCACAAGACAGCCGTCAATGCTGCTCGTTTTGAACCCGCAGCCGATCTGAATGCGTTTGAATGGGATTCCTGCGTCAAGGAGGAGAAGCGTGTGCCCATCCCCGATAAGGTAGGCATTACCGCTGCTCCCGGACGCGATGATCTTGATGTCCATGATCAGAAGCTAATCCCTTCGAGCGGATCAGCCTCCGGCGGCGCAGAAGTTTCCTCCGGGAATTCTTCTGCTTCTATCGTCTGCCCTTCTGCAGCCTCCTCGAGCGGCGTCACGTTCTGTTCGGCGGGGCGCTCGTACTCCTTGTCTGCACTGAGCGCCGTTGCAAGCCCCGCCCCCTGCATCTCAATGCTCATGATGCCGTACTTGCTGATGAGGCGGCGGATGACCGTCTTGAGCCCCATCGCGTCGAAGTTTGTTTTCCAGACGCTGGAGGATCGGGAGAAGCTCTTTGAGAATGTCTGCGCGTGCCGCAGCATCTCCTCTTTGGTCATGTAGACCATCTTGGAGAATCCGTTGATGAGCTCGAAGTAGGCGACATAGCCAACCACCTTGTCACTCTTCTTCGTCCCACGGATAATCTCGCCCGTGATAAAGTCTACGCCCTCAACCTGCCCCTCATAGACCACAGAGGCATTTATTGTCTTGTACTGCCCCGTGCGCATCGCCAGCTGGATATACCCCTTATACCCCATCTGGAACTGCGCCTCTTTGCCATAGGGGATGATATAGGCAAACCCGAGGTTCGGGTCAATCGGCAGCTTGAGCGTTGCAGCGGTCATTGCCGCGCTGATGACGGTCTTGGGGTCTGCCGCCGCAAGCTGCGGGGTGGACTTAACAAGACTGAGGATGCTCGTCACGAACGCCCCTGCGCCCTTGTCCAGCACCTCACGGAACTTCTGCTTGATGTTCTCGCTCTCGACCCAGTTCTCAATGGTGAAAGCGTTTTCTGTACGGGTTGCTACCGCATTGCTGTTTGCCATGATGTTTCTCCTCCTAATCCTTAACCTCTACTCTGATTTTCTGGTCCTCTGCCGAGACGATCAGCCGGATCATCTGCTCATCGACGGTGAGCGGCGTGCTGACGCTCTCTCCCTGGTCCATGAGGATGGGCAGATGCACACCGTAGTGCCGTCCGAGCGTTGTCACAATGTCAAGCTTCGCATTCACCTGCGCGGCGTAGTTCGCGCTGCGATACTCAACCCACTCGCCCACCTTGTTCTCGATCATCGGCTCGCATACCTCGCGTAGCCCGCCGTTGATCTGGTTGCGGAACAGGCGAAAGCGGATGAACCGGAAATGCTCGTTGATGCTGTCCGTCACCATCCGCGCCTTTGTGCGGGTGAACTCTTCGCACAGATGAATCCCATGCTCGATGTATTCCAGCTCTTCAGCAGTGTGTTTGAGTTCCTGCTTGAGCTCTCCGACACGCTTCCTGCCGTCCTCAGAGGACTGTGCCTTTGCGATGCGCAGGTTGACCGCTGCGATCTCGTCTTTGACTGTCTGGATGTCGCGGTCATAGGCGTTCAGCGTGCCGTCTTCTGCGCTCTGTCCGAGGCGCAGACGATCACGCTTCTCCTCCATGCGGGCGGTGATCTCTTTGTATTCCGCCGTCTCCTCGAAGGGGGGCGGCGTCGCGAGCTTTGCCCGCCACTCGCCGATGAGTTCCTCCTTCTCCCTGATTTGGTGTTCCATCGCAGCAATGTCTGCCGCCTGTGTCTCGATCTCTGCGGCACACGCGTCGATCTTGTCCTTGCTGCATGCTTGCCCCCGGCGGTTGATGTCCTCTTTCGCCGAAGATTTCTCTTCGTTGAATGATGCGCGCAGCTCCTCAATCTTTTCGGCCGGAAGCGTCTGATGGCAGGTCGGGCACATCTCCGCGTCCGCATCCCACTGTCGCGCCTGTACTGCTGCGTATTCCTCCATGAGCGCCTTACGCTGCTCCTGCATGCGGGAAAGCTCTCGGAGGTTGTCTTGATGTTTGCGCTTGAGAGCGTCGAGCTTGTCTTGCACGCTGCGTTTGTCTGCGGTCATGCAGTCAATCATCGCGTTGGTCTCTCGGTTCTCTGCCGCGCCCTGCTCGATGTATTCGGCGCGCTTGGTCGCAAGGTCAACTTCAAGGCCCGCAAGGGCGGCGCGTGCCGCCTCCTGCTTTCCGTCCGGAGTGGAGAGGCTGCGCTTCTTCTCCTCAATGAAGGCTTTCTTTTCCTCCAATGCGCGGAGTGTTGCATTCAGCGCTTCCGCGTCCTCGACGTTTTCGGCAACATTCTTGCTCGCCTCGTCAATGCGCGCTGGAAGAAGCTCAAGATCCTTGTTGAGTTTGCTCCGCTGTTCAGCGGCGATCTTACGCCACTGCTCGATCGCATAGCTTTTATCGCTGTTTCCGGGGATCGTGAGGAATCTTTCGAGATCGCGTAAATCCTCGCTCTGCGCGATAACATCAGCATCCGTGAACTCACCCGCCATCTCAAAGAGAATGCGGCGTTTATCGTCGGTCTTCATGGTGTCAGCGAAGTAGCCGAGTACCATCAGCATCTTGACGCGCTCAAGGTCGATGCCGCAGGAGTTCTCAAGGGCTTCTGTGTACTCCTTCTTTTTAGATTTGACGCCGTCGACATAGTAGTCTGTGATGTTGCCGGTGAACTCCTCGGCCGCTGATCCGCGTTTGCGCGTCCACTTCTCGTAGAATTCTTTTGCAAATGTGATCCGCTGCCCGTCGGGAAGCTCCACCTCCATGCTTGCCTTGTGGTTGACGCCGTGTGTCCCTGCGGTCTTCGGTGTAAAATCCGCCTCCTCGGTCGCCGGACGATCAATCAGGAGCCAGCAGATCGCATTCGCGATCGTGGTCTTGCCCGTCCCGTTTGCGCCGTACACATCCGCGTCCTTGCCGTCAAAGTTGACGGTGAGGTCTTTGATGCCGCGGAAGTTTTCGAGCGTAAGGCTCAGTATCTTCATTGTCTTTCCTCCTACTTCGTGATATAATCACGTTAGATTGTTATCCTTCTGCGCTCAGAGCGGTTGCCGCCGCTGTGGGCGCTTTTCTTTTGCGTTGAGCTCTCTCACATGTGTGAGAGCCTCATCAAACGTCGCATAATGCGTACCGCTTCGTTCCTCTACACCGTCAACGATGCGGAAAACAATGTGCATCGTCAGCGGCGGGCTTACAATCTCGCGGCGGGTTGCCCACTGTGTCATTTATCCTCCTTCATCCTCTTGTCTCCTCGACGGTAATGCTTTTGATCGTGTCTCAGGTCGAACCCCATCAGGAACGCCATGTACACAAAGTCTGTATGTTCCTTGTCAGCGGCTTCCTGTGTTTGTGAGAGCCTCGTGATGCCGAGACTGTTGTCTCCCGCAACGACAGAGAAGTGAGTCACCCATGCTTCGGCTGTCGTACCGAGCTGCATTCCGAGTGACAACATGGCCATGTCGGTCATAATTCGAACCGATCTCCGGTCCCGCTCCATGAAGGTTGTACGCTGTGAATATGGATCCATGTTATTGCTCCCCCTTAACCCAGTATGTCATCTGCAACTCGTCGCCCGGACGAATCAGCCCTTTGCGATCTACGAGCCACGGATTGTTCTCATACATCCCCTCCTTGTACTCAAGGATGTACCGGCGCGTGCCGGTATTTTTCTCAAGGTACTCCTCTGCAATGTCCCAGAGCGTATCGCCCGGGCGCACCGTGTAGGTCTCCTCAACGAGGACGGCCCCTCCGTCGTCCCACGGATTGACAGCCCCTGAAAAGAGGATTGTGGCGCCGGCGATACAGCATCCGGCGATGATTGTCTTTGCGTCTGTCATGCGACTGCCTCCTTTCTGTCGACCGCCTCTGCCGGACGCACCTCGACGACGACGTCCTTATGTCCAGATACGTCGAGGAGCACCGCCCAGATGTGCCGTGCCTGTGCCTCGGTCATGGTAATCACCTCCTTTCGGTGTCGTCATGTTCCTTTGTTCGGCTCCCGAAAAATCTCAGTCAGGCATTTTGCCTCAGCAGCTGCAATGTCTGTAACACCGTCATACAGCCCTGTGAGATATTTCGCTTCAGCGACCATCGCATCATCAAGCTTGCCGATCAACTTGGCGTATTTCTCGCGGAGCTGGTCATCTTGGACCCATGCGATGAGCGTCTTTTTTGCTAAGTCCGAACGCATTTGAACGAGCAAACCAAGACGCCGCTGTGAAACCTCGCTTGACCTTAGAATTTCTGTCATCCTGCCCTTTGCGTCGTGTGGGCCCCGTACCTCACGGACGAAGTCGTCCGCCTCTTCACGGCTCTCGAACCAGTCCGTATAGATGTCCTCGTAGTCTGTCGAGGAGCAGCGCCCCTCTGGCAGCTCCTTCACGTCAACAGCACCCGTTTCGATCACGGACGCATGACCGCAATTATCGATGCGGGTCTTGACGTAGTAACACGTTTTCATGATGTTTCTCCTCCCCCTTTCGTCTATTATACTAGACATCAAGGACAAAAATATCGCCCACATTGCACCCTAAAGCGTCCGCGAGCTTCGTCAATGTTGCCGTTGTTGTATTGACAACCTCTCCGCTCTCAAGGTCGGAAATCGTCTGCCTCGATACGCCAGACACTTTGCTGAGTTCGTCTTGCGAGATTTTCTTTGCAAGACGAACTTCCTTCACTCTGTAGCCCATACTACACCTCCTTTCATTCTCTCCATCGTCTAGTATAATAGACGAATTTTTTCTTGTCAAGTATAATTGACATTTTTATTTCGCGGATGTAAAATATAGTTGACATTGAATTGAGGTGAACTCTATGAAAATCGGTGAGTGGCTGAAAACATATAGAGATCAGCATGGGCTCTCTATGCAAGCACTAGCAGATCTATGTGGCTTTAGCAAGGCATATATCAATGTACTGGAAAAGGGAGTGAACCCCAAGACAGGAAAATCAATCTCCCCAACGATGCAGACGTTTGAGAAAATTGCTCGCGCGACCAAAACAGATGTTGATACATTATTGAAGATATTAGATGGGGATCAGCCAATAACTCTAAACTCGCCTGATGATCTCCCCGCCCTAAATGCGAAGGACGAACGCGAAATTACGCGTATGATGGATAAGATGAAGGAAACCCTTATGCAGGAGGAAGGGTTGATGTTTGACGGACAACCCGCGAGCCCCGAGAGCATACAGTCCATCCTCGACGCCATGCAGATCGGGATGGAGATGGCAAAGAAACGCAACAAGGCAAAGTATACGCCGA